CCGTTCGTTGATGTTGTTGACAGCCTCACCGGCCCCAGTGGCGGCGGAGTCGATAAACCTTGACTCGTAGTAGGTATGGCGAAGAACCAGTCGAGGGGCAAAAACGGTCAAATAACCGAAGAGGAGCGCGGAAATATCGGTCACAAGCTGCGAGATCGGCGCGTACGTTGCCCCCGTGACCAGATAAAGCGCAACCCGCAGGTCGTCATTCACCCCGCCGTCTGTCGTCACAGCTTCGAAAATGAAATGGTACTCCCAGCCGTCGGCGAAGTCTGGACTTTCAATCGCAGCCACTGTCCCGTCTACCGCCGAGTCATAGATCGGCGTCAGCGTAGCTGTACCGTCGTAGTTCAGCCAAGCCGCCGGGCTACCGGGAGCGGAGCTGTCACCTTCCAGTGCCGAAACGAGATTATCCCGCAGAGCCGTCAGCAGCGGTTGCGTGACTGGGCTATCCTGGTCAATATCTGCGTCAGGAATTGTAACGTAACTTGTCATGCGATCCTCGCTGCGGTTGAGCCGTCCGATAGCAGGCCGGCCGCGTTTCCGATATAGGCATTCTTGAATGGGGCGGCATCCGCGCCAGGATAGTCAGCGGCTCCGTCGGCCATGATGTAGTAAATTCGCCCGTACAGCGTCGTGTCCTCTGCAACGCATTCGATTGTCTCTCCAGGCTCAATTTCCTGTGCCGAAGTCACCAGCCACTGGCGAATGCGGCGGGCGCCAAACTCATCAACATCGAGCGGATGGCTGATCTTGACGACCGAGCCCGTCCAGATTGTGCGGTCCTTCGCGTCCAGACGGAATTGCACAGTCGCCGGCGTTTGTCCGTAGCGGAGCAGGAGCTTCGAGGCCGTTGTATTTGCGAGGGCCGCCGATGTCAGGAACGTGCCGAAAATCTTGCGGACGGCGGCCTCTCCATACAGTTCCTCTTCCACCAGGTCTGCAATAATCGAGGCCGAGCCGTAATTTGTTTCCTGCGTGACCGCCAGCGTCTTGTCCCGCTGATTGTAATACACCCAAGCCTGTGTGATCCGCTCTTTAGGATTTTCCGACAGACGAAACGAGCCCGCAAGAATGTGCGACTCAGCCGTGATCAGCGGAGGCTCAGTATCAACCCCACGAACGGCCTTGAGCTCGACCAGTGCGGTTTTTTCGTTCCACCAGCAATTGACCAGTGTTTGCGAAAGAACCTCACTGATCAGATCGACAACCGCCGTCGGAATGGTGATGAGGCGAGACAGCCGCCAGAAGGACATGTAGGTTGAAATCTCAGTCGCCCAGCCAGCCAGGTTGAGATATGCGTTGTCAATCCCCCCGTAAGTATTCATGAACAGCGCAATGAGATCATCAATCCTGGAGTTCGTAATCCGAAGGCAAAGCTGGACCTGAACATCGACTGAATGGGCGGCCGCCGTGGAGTTGTCAGTCCCTCGGGCCGTCACAGTGAAAACTAGATTATCCCCATCCACAACTACCGCAGAGTAGGTGATGATCTCACTGTCAATCCGAACGGTCCCGGTTGCCGGATAGTCCGTGATCAAGGCATTGGCAACAGTAAAGCTGGTGGCGACATCGGTGATCGCAGCAAAGAGGACGCCGGGGCTCGCCAGCGGGGCTTGGGCCTTCCGTTCTTCCAGCCGGGCCAGAATGTCCTTCCCCTGAATTGTGATCCGGCCGGAGTCATCGGGACCTTGGATTGAGTCGAAGAAGTATTTCCGGTTCGACATTTCAGCCAACGTTTGGCCAACATACCCCTCAAAGATGACAATTTCGATGTTCTGGCGATAGCGGTTTCGCGCCATCCACTTCGTCCAGTAGGTGCCGAGGGTCAGCGGCGTCGTTCCGCGGCCCTCGACATAGGGGTCGACAACCCGGTCAGTATGGTTGTGATCTTGAAAGACCAGAGAGCAGAGAGCGCGATTGCCAATCCCCTGGGCGTCAGGGTTGGCGCCGGCGAGGTTGATCTTGGTCGGGGAGGTTGAAACACTGACGAGCGAGGGCACAATGTAGGTCGCCCCGGAAACAGTTTGCTCCCCTACCCGGCCCCGCGAAAAGAACAGGCTCAGCGGAGTCGGGGCGGAATAATTCGCGGCATCCTGACAGGTCGACCGCGTGTTGTAGCACTTGCCGCTGGCCGGCCCGGATGCGGTGCAGGGGGCTACCCCATACACCCGCTCACAAAACGGCTGCCGGATTTCAACGATCTGAACTGGCTCGCGGCCGGGAGTGGTCTCAGTCATAGCTGCGCGCCTTCATAGAAAGTTCAACGCTCATCAAGTCTCGGCGGCCAATGTTTGTGGGGATGGCCGGACCAGTAGCCCGCCCGAACGCCACTTCACTATAGGCCCCCGGCCGCCAGGCGATGAAGAACGGCTCACTCTCGATTGCCCGCTGCAGGACTCCCCAGTTTTCCCGCACCCAGGCGGCCGTCAGGTTTTGCCAACTGAATGAACTTTCCAGCGTCGTTCGCATTTTGGAAACCCCGAGATATTCTCCGGTTTCCGACTCATTCGTCTTCAGTACCGTTCGGCGGCCGAAAATGATTGGAGAGTGGCCACCATACAGCGGTCGTTCCATCTGCAAAGCCTCGCCAAACTTAACAACTCCGATTTCCGGTGCGGTACCGCCAGTGATGGAGATACGAACTTTACCTTCGACCTGTTGCGGGAAGATGGCGAAAATATCACTGTCATCCGCGATTGCAGTCGCAGGGATAAGTTCGACCCAAGCGCCGTTGTAGTATTCAACGGAAAGGGAGTTCCCATTCGTCCCCATTGTGTGCGCCGCAATGCAGCAGTAGTCAATCGTCCGCGAGGCAGGAAACGTAGCCTCCCAAGTCGCCGGCAGGCTCGACGGCTTCCACCGCTCATAAGTCAACGTCGTGTCCGGTGCGTCAGCGAAGTAGCCCGTTTCCGTTGAACTGGCTGCGATTGTCTCGACCGTGTGCCAATTTCCTGAATGCGCAATCCGGGCATGAGAGGTAGGAAGGTCGCTCGTCGTTCTCAGGTCAAGGACGATTTTTCCATCGTCCTCGAGCAGCAGGAAGTCGCCGGTTTCCATGAGCAGAAATCCGGTTTCTGCAACGTGTGGAGAGTAGCCAGTGGAAAAAATAACACCCATGACCGCCTCACGAAATCCGATAGGCGACGTAGGTCGTCGAACTCGTCCGGCGGACGCAGAACCGGCCACTGGCGCCATTGGCTACAGCCGCCGCCCCGACAATCGTAAACCCCGTGTTCGCGGTCAAGGTTGCCGCACCCGAGCCGGTGTTGATGATGCTGAACTCAAACGAGAGGTTGGTGAAGCCCGCGAAGGGCAGTCCAGCCTCCATGTTCGTTGCAAGCGGCAGAGTGAGGTTGGCCGCCGCCCCAGTATACTGGATGATATGGGTTTTCAGCTCGGCGGCCGTCAGCGTTGCTGCCGCGGATTTGGAAGTCGGGGCGGGCTGAACTGCGTAGATCGACCCACGAATTGCGGCGTCCCCGTTCACGTCCAGCTTGGTGAGGGGGGCCGCCGTGCCAATCCCCAGCCCCGTTCCATCGACCCGCGCCTTTTCAGCGTTTCCAACCCGGAACTCATGCGTCAGGGCGCCCGCCGCATCCGATGTCATCCGGTAGTCAGAAGAAACTGCCGTGCTGCCATCCATTGTCTGGATGATGAAAGCGTCTGCCGAGCGGTAAATCCTGTTCCCGTCGAAACCGGCCGAGCCGTCTGACTCAAGCAGTCGCAAGGAAGGGGCCACGTCATAGATCAGAATGTTTGGCGTGTATTGGAACAACTCCTGCCGCGTGATCTTTTTGGTCACTGACGGACTGCCGACATCGACGATGGGGATGACATCGCTATTGACGGCCGCATCCCCCGTCAGCGCGGTCAAAGTTGTGATTTTGCTGTCAGCCATTTTATTTACCTTTCCTTACCTGACCGTGATCTGCGCGCCATCGGCAACAGCAGAATTGATCGCATTGATGAGTTGGATAACTTGGTCCCGGCTGTACAGGTCGCCGCCGACGAGTTGAAGGCTGACCTGAGTCGATGTCCCGGCACCGCCGCCGGGGGCCCCGGAACTGCCGCCGAGCGATCCGCCAGCGGAGCTGCCGGGCTGAACCCCCTTAATGGCGGCAACGGCTTGGAAACCTGATGACAGGGCCGCGGCCGCCGCAGCAAATCGCGCAAATGGGCGGCCGACATAGGACGGGTCTTTCAGCACCTCAGTAAACGCGAGATAGCTGTTCGCCAGGGCGATTGCCGCGCTGATCTTCTTCGACCCCTGGAAAACCTGCTCCAGCGATCCGAGGACGTTTCTTGCTCCATCGTTCGAGGCTTGAAGCATAGCGAACTGATGCGAAGCCTCGGCTTGCTCCATCATCGCGGAGTATTCCCCCTGCGTGATCAGTTTCTGCCTCAAGGCGTCTTCGAGAACCGCTTGACGGCGGGCGTAGCTTTCGATCTCAAGTTGCTCCTGCGTCAGCAAGGAGTTCCGAAGCTGCTCGAGTTCAGCTTCGAGAGCGCTGGCGGTGCTTCCGCCTCCAGTCGCAGCTGGGGGTTTTGTCGGCTCTTTCCCGTTCCCGTAAGTGAAACCGAACTGGCTCGCCTGGGCGGCCTTCGCAGGATCATAGTTCGGATCGCGGGGATCAAAGATGACAGGGCCGCCGGACTCATAGCCAAGCTGGAGCATCCGCTGGGCGTTCTCGAGGCTGATCCCCAAATTCCGAGCCAACGCGGCAGCGGAGTTCGCGGCAGCGGCAACGCTTCCGTCTAGGTCGACTTTTCCGAGCTCCTCAGCGACCTCGAGGCCCTCACCGAGATAAAAGCTGACCGCCGCCGTCTCCCCCGCAAGCATGTGGAAGCCATTCTTCCTCAGCGTAAGGAGTTCCCGCTGCCGGGCTTCTGTGTCCTCTTGCTTCTGTAGCGCCTCGAGCTGATCTTGTTCGGCCTGGAACCGCGCCTTGGCTGCGTCCCGGTACGCATTGGCTCGCCGCTTTTCCGCGGTCTCGAGTTGCTGCTCGTAGTCAAGACGGCGAAGAGCGAGCTCGAGTTCCTCTATCTTCTTACGAATAAGCTCTTCCTGCTTCGCATTCTGGCTGGCTAGAATAGCCATCGACAGGCCACCAAAAACAGAAGTGGACTGCGTTCCTACGGCAAGAAGCTGATTAAGCTTGGTTTGGTTTTCCGTCAGTTCCTTTTCCAGCTCTGCCCGCGTCCGCAGCGCATCCAGCTCTTCTTGCGAGCTTGCTGCCCCCGTAGCCACCGCCCTCGCATCCGCGAGCCTTTTCGTCGCGGCAGTCAGGGCGTCAACAACAGCGGTATATTCTTCTTCCCGGCGCTTCAATTCTTCAGTCCGCTCCGAGGCACCAATAGCGGCCATTCCCCACTGAACCAACGCAGCGCCGCCCGCAATCAGGCCGACCGTCAGCAGAGTCGTAGGCGAGATTAGCGCCGTGAAAGCGGACAAGAGAAGTGCCCCGGTTTGTCTTACGCTACCGCCCGCAGCTTGCATAACTTGAGTAATTTGCGAACCTTGTTGCACGGCGAGCATAAAGGGGCTTTGCCCGGCGGCCAGCATAACACCGATGTCATAGAACTGCGCAGTCAGGTTCGCCGCATGAAAGCGGGCTGACCGAACCTGCTCATTCATGCTGTGGCCCGCCGCCTCAGCTACGCCATAATGAGTCGCCAGCCTGGACAGTTCCGCACTAAGTTGTTCTGTGGTCCACTTGTTGGCTTTGGCGTAGGTAGTCGTCAGCGCCGCCGCTTTATTATACCGCATAGTGGCGGCATAAGTAGCATCCGTCTCCAGCTTAAGTTTATTGAAGTCCGTCTCAAGCTTCTTTGAGGCAGCCGAAGCCGCCGCTTGCTCGTTCGTCACGGACTTCAGCGCTCGCCCGTACTGGTCGACGAGTCCAATAGCCGCACCGGCGGCCGCCCGGAAGTCCGAGGAGTCGCCGGTGAATTTTGCGTGAAGTCCTGTGAGTTCTGTCGTCATCTTATAGGTCTTTCACCTTTGCTCGGGCCGCGGCCCACTCGTCTTGGGAGAAAAGAGCGGCGCCAGTTGGGCCGGAGGCGTTATTCAGCTTCCGCTGCTCTTTTATCTTCGCATCAAACTCCAGCCAGAACTCCTTCGGGCACATGGCCCAGAACTCGCTCGGTTGAATATCCCATCCACGGGCCGCCGTGTACATCTTCTCGACAAGAGCGGCCCAACTCAGTTTCCCCCTTGAGGTTCCTGTTCTCCGGTCTCGGCCGGCTTCGGTCCGCTGATCATGGAGAGATATTCCGCGGCAACTTCCTTCGCCGCAAGAAAGCCCGCCTCGAAGATCAGCTCTTCGATCTCCTCGGTTTTCGGCCGCTCTCCCGCGGCCCGCATTCCGATCAGGAGGATTTGCAGGATATTCGTGATCGAGAACCGCCATTTCGGCTCATACGGCATTCCGCGCTGGAAGAACATCGACTCCAGCGCGGCCTCTCTCATGATCGTCAGCGGATCGGCAACGTGATGCGCGATTTCGAGGCTGGCCTTGAACGTGGCCGCGAGACGGATTTCGCGGCCACCGAGTGTTGCTGTCATTTCCCTCATTTCTTCATTCCCTCAGATCACGAGCCAGCCGTGTAGGTGACTGTGCCGGAGGACATGAAGGTGGCCGTGAACTCGACGGCCCCGGCACTCTCCCCGGTCTCAGCGTAGGAGGTGACGTGGAACGTCCCAGCCAGGGTCCCGGTCGTCAGAGGCAAGTTCACGGTCAGGGTCTCGCCAGTGATCGAGGCGGCCATGATCGCAGCCAACAGCGTCTGGTTTTTCGAGTAACCGCCAGCCGTGGCCTCGACGGACCGGAGGCCTGGAGTCGCGAGCAGCGTGC